AATAAGGAGAGTGGATAATATGTCAACAGCAAGAAATAGTTTAACAACAAGTAATAAAACAACAGCAGTAACAGAAAAAAAAGGAAAAACAATAATTGATTTAGTTCAATCAAGTAAAAATCAATTCGCTAATGCTTTACCAAAGCATATAAACACTGATAGATTTGTGAGAATAGCCATAACTACAATTAGATTAAATCCAAAACTTGCAAAATGTAGTCAAGAGAGTTTGTTGGGTGCTTTAATGGTATCTGCTCAACTTGGTTTAGAACCTGGTACTTTAGGACAATGTTATTTAATACCATTTGAAAATAAGAAAGCTGGTACTGTTGAGTGTCAGTTTCAAATAGGTTATAAAGGATTAATTGAATTATTAAGAAGAAGTGGACAATTATCTGATATATACAGTTATACAGTATATGAAAATGATGACTTTAACATTGAATATGGATTATCAAGAACATTAACACATAAGCCAAATTTTGATGAAAGAGGAGAAATAAAAGGTTTTTATGCTGTAGCAATTCTAAAAGATGGAGCTAAGGCATTTGAATATATGACAAAAGATGAAGTTGTAAAACATGAAGAAAAATATAGAAAAGGATCTTATAAAAATGATGTATGGAATAAGAATTTTGAAGAAATGGCACAAAAAACAGTAGTTAAAAAGCTATTAAAATGGTTACCAGTATCAGTTGAATTTCTTGAAATGGCTGCAAAAGATGAAAAATCATTTAAAGTTATAGATGACAAGAGTACAGAAGTACAAGAAATTGAAATACTTGAAAATAATGGTGATATTATCAATGCTGAAACAGGCGAATTTATTGAAGAAGCTACTGAGGATAATAAAAGTTCAAAAAAGCAAATAAATGATGACACTATGGTTCAAGGTCTTTTTGAAAATAATAAATAATTAACAGCAGGAGGCAGGGAATTTGGAACAATCAAATAACAAAAATAAAGAGAGCTTTTTTCAAATTCCCAAAGTTCTCTTTAAAATGAGAAGAGAAGGGAGTTTAAGTTTAACAGCATTTGATATATATCTTTTAATGTCTGACAGGTTCAGACTTTCTAAGAAAAATGGATGGATAGATGAAGAGGGAGATACTTATATAATGTATTCTTATGAAGAATTATGTGAAGAATTAAATTTAAAAAGAAGAAACTCTATATCTGAAGCTATTAAAGAATTAGAAAATTTAAATCTTATAGAAAAAAAGAGAAGATATAATAGAAGCAATGTTTATTATTTAGTAGACATATCTGATAGTAACAATAATGTTACTTCTAATAGTAACGAAAACGATACTATTAAAACGGATGTTAATAGTAACGAAAAGGTTACTACTATAAGTAACGAAAATGTTACTCTTAATAGTAACAATAATGTTACTTCTAATAGTAACATAAATGTATACGCTAATAATAACTACAATAATAATAACTACAATAATAATAACTACATGAATAACAACAACAAGGAAAATGTTGCTGCTATCATAAGACAAGAAATTAAATTTTTAATAAAAAACAGGAAGTTAAAAATTGAAAATATAATTAAATATTCTAATGACCTAGAAAGAATAAAACAGGTTTTTGAATATGCTGATAAAAATAAAAAAGGTGATGGTTGGATTATAGCTTGTCTTAGAGATAATTATTCCCTCAATCAAAAAGAAGAGGACCAGGAAAAAGAAAAAGACTACTCAAAAACTATGGATGAAATCCTGAGAGGAGGATAAATTGAGTATTCAGAAAATAGAAGAAATAGCTAAAAATACAGATGTTAAAGAATTTATAGAGAATATACCAGGAGAAAATAAAGATCCAAAGGTTCTAGCTAAATGTGAAAAATGTGGAGAACCAACTTTATTAGAATTTTCAGAAGGTAGAACAAAATATATTGAATGTCCTTGTCAAAAAGAAGCAAGAATAAAAGCTAAAATTGAGAAGTTTAAAGAATTATCAATAACTAGCAGAAATTCTGGGAAAGATAGTTTTAAAAATGCAATTTTAGGAAATAATAAGGCAGAAAATGAATTGTATAGAAAAATTAAAAACTATGTTAAAGGTTTTGACAAGGTGCTTAAAATAAATGATGGATTATTGTTTAGAGGAGGTTGTGGTACTGGGAAAACATTCCTAGCAAACTGCATATGTAATTATTTAACTGAGCATGGTTATACAGTGTTAAGTTTTAACTTAGCTGGATATTTGAGAACCATAAAAGATAATTTTCAAATTGAAAGTCAATTATTAGAAGCTGCAAAAGAGGCTGATATGCTTTTCATTGATGATTTAGGTTCAGAAAAAATATCTGATGAATGGGGAAAAGAAAAGATAAATAGCCTCATTGATGTTAGATATAATGCAGAAAAGCCAATGATAATAACTACAAATCTAAGTGCTGAAGAAATGATTGATTTTTTAAAGTTTAAAGGAATTAATAAAATTTCTGATAGGCTTAATGAAATGTTAAAAGAGTTTAAATTTACTTGGCAAACTAAAAGAAAGCCAAAGAGTAAATCATTTTGGGAGGAATAAAAATTAAAATAATTGTTTAAAGGTTGTTTTTAAGAGTTTAAAAATTAAAAACGATAAAATATATTATCGATGTATTAAAAATCGTTTTTTCGACTATGTGGTAAAGCTAAAATTGATTTTAAAACTTATTTATAACCTCAAAAATGAGTTAAAAAAATTAAGGAGAAAATATATGATATTTATACCTGGAAATACTCCAAGTTCTAAGAATAGTAAGCAGTTTGTAACTTTAAAAAGTGGGAAAACATTATTGATAAACTCTAAAACAGTGCAAAAATATATAAAAGAGTCTAAGGCAGATTGGTTAGTCAATAAAAATGAGTTTCTAAAAATGTTGAAAGGTAAGGAAAAGCCTTATAAAATTGAACTTTACTTCATTAGGGATAGTAAAAGGAGATTTGATTATATCAATGCAGCACAGATAATTTTTGACTTGATGCAAGAATATGGCTACATAGAAGATGATGATTCTACTAATATAATTCCAATTTTTAAAGGTTTTGAAGTTGATAAGGTTAGAACTGGAGTTAAAATTGATATTTTATAGATTAAAGGAGGAATAAATGGTAATAAAAAAAATAGAAACAAGAGATTATTTAAGAACTTTTATAACAAAAGCTAACAAGGAAGCTGGAGTTACTTTTAATGTTTCTAAGCTAAACAGTATAAAAGAATGTGAAGATTATTTATTAAATCTAGTTAAGAATCTAAGACATAATAAGCAAGACAATAAGGCTTATGTTAAAGAGATTGATAGTTTGAAAGAAGAAATAAATATTTTAAATAATAGTTTAATAGCTAAAAACAAAGAAAAAGCAAATCTAAAAGATAAATTTGAGAAGCTGGAAGCTGAAAGAATATTTTATATAACACAAGCTAAGGAAGCAGGAGAGAAAAGAGAGGAAGCAGAGAAAGAAAAAGAATATTATAGAAATCATGCTAAATACTGGAATAATAGTTATTATCAAAAAGATAATGAAGTTGGAATGTTAGAAAATTTCAGTATTTTTTTAGGCGTTGTAACAATTATAGAAGCAATTTCAATAGCATTATTAATCTGGAAGTGATGAGATAAAAATAAAATCAATTAATAGATATTCAAAAGTGTATATAAATCATATTTTTAAATTTAATTAGGAGGAAGTAATGAATATTAATAAAATAAAAGAAAATAAGTATGAAATAGATGAAAGAACTTTAAATTTATTATTAGATGCATATTACACAATGGAAGCGTTGCAATGTGGAGGAGTAGACAACTGGAACGATTACTGTGATTCTATAAATAGATACAGAGAAGAAGAAGAAAAACGCAGAGGGAAAAAGTTTGAATATTGGGATGAATTTATAGAAGATGTCATAAATGAAATAGAATAATGGAGGAGCAATGAAAAAGATAATAGAAATAAATGTAGAAATGCCATATCATAGTGAAACATATACTGTTGGAGAAAAAGCTAGTGGAGCATCAAGAACTTTTTATAAAGGTGGAATTATCAAAGAAATAAAAAAGTTACCAGAAGATAAACTTGATATGAAGTTAATCAGTGTACTAAGTAGAGCTTATATAAATTTAGAGGATTTTGAAAATGCTCTAAACACAAATTTATCATTTATAGGAAAAGTAAAAGAAGATGTTACTAATGCAAATATATGGATTTATTCTGAATGTGGCTGGATATGTAATGAAATTAGAGATTTTGAACAGGGTTTAAAATATCTCTTGGAAGCCGAAAAATTAGGTAGGGATGATGAGTGGCTTAACACTGAAATTGGACAATGTTTAGGAAAGCTTAAAAGAGCAGAAGAAGGGCTTGAAAGACTTAAAAAAGCATTAAAACTAATTGAAGTAGAAGATACAGAAAATATTAATAAAAAAATTTTTATCAATTCTGAAATAGCTTATCTTTATGAACTTTTAGAAAATTCAGAAGAAGCTTTAAATTATTTTTACATAGCAAAAGATTTAGGAAGAAATGATAATTGGATACATATGCACCTTTGGATTAATTTAGAAAAAACTATTGGGAAAGAGGAAGCTTTAAAATATTTTCAAAATGAAATAAAAACCAATGATGTGAATTCTAGTCTTTGGGGCTCACTAGGACAAATATATATGGATATGTTTGCTAACTATGAAGAAGCTGAAAAAGCTTTCAAAAATGCTTTTAAATATAGTTTAACATTCTCTAGCAAGAAGGCCTCTACTTCTATAAGTAGGGGATGAATTGCTTTTTTATTTTCTTGAAATTGTTTCTAAAATATGATATAATTAAATCAGTTAAAGGTAATAAAAAAGGAGTATTTTTGGAGTAGAAGTTTTACAGTATTGAGTGTTGGTGGAGCAAGTAAGGAGAAGGAAATGAAGACAATTAAAAAAGCATATAAATTCAGAATATATCCTACCTTAGAACAAGTAATCTTTTTCT